TCCTGCAAATTTATCACTAAACGAATCCTCAAAGTCTGTTTTTTCTTCTGCTGTTTCGGGTACACCGTTCTTGTGTATTACTAACGTACCTCCGACAAAGCCATTCTCTACTTGGTTAAGCCAATAGTCTCCTATGTTTACATCTGTTTTTATCTCAGCAAGTGAGCCTACATAGACTGGCAAAGGGTAGTATTTGAAATTTGGACGGTAGTCTGTGTGGTATATTACTGACCGTTTCTGCTCTTCGTCCGTTGGATTATATCTTGGCAGGTCTTTTATTGTTGGCTTATGGTTTTTGACGCCCTTATCATTAATCCAATCAGTAGCATATTTAATAGTCCCGTCTAATCCTACTCTACAATTAGCAAAGTCTATGTGGTTATACACTTTCCCTGCACTTGTTCTTACTACTTCTATGGCATAACCGTTGAATAGTTCATAATCTAAGCTAATTCTCTTAAGTATATTAGTCCAATCTTCGTCTAGATTAGCAGTATCAAGCCATTTTTGTGATATTGCGTCCTCAGTAATCATCCCATTCCCGACTGTATAGCCTACTTTACCATTAATGATAGCGTTGTGTGTACTACTATCGTTGTATAAATCTATAAGTTCGTAAGGATATAGATTATTAACCCCAAAGAATACAATATTTTTGTTTACTTGCTCTATAAATAGAGGCACTTCTGCACTTGCAAAGGTTGTAATTATAGATTTGTACTTATTATTACTCATAAACTATTGTGGTATCTGCTGCGTCGTACGAATATACAACTTCGGCAGCTTGTTTAAGTCTTATTATCCCACGGAATACTACGTTTCCTGTGGTACTTCCTTCCGTTTCTGTGTTAATAATTGAATATGGATAGTCTCCGTTATTCGGTAGGGTATAATCTGACCCCTCAGTGAGTGTAAATGTAACGCTTCTTAGATTTGGATCTGCTGGTGGCGTCAATATAAATGAAGTCTCATACTCTGGACTTTCTATGAACATCGTATAATAGGTAAAGTCAATCTCATTACTAAGATTGACTACAAACCCATCGTCACCTCCTTTGGTTACTATGTTCACTTATACTATGATATAAGTGCTTCTATTACAGAAGCCGTCACTTCAGTTATTGGCTCTGCTTCTTGTCCTTGAAATGATAAGGAATAACCGTTACGGTCTGCAATCGCAGTACCTGTCCCAGCCTCTCCACTTACTAATCTAATCCCGTTCTTTTGACCAAGCAACCAATAAGTGCCGTTATTGTCTTTTACCACAACTGAGAGCTTAGCTCTTGATAGCATTTTGATTTCATTACGCTTAGTCTGTTCCATTTTGTTAAGCACAAATGTAGCAGTCTGATCAAAGAAACTTGTTCCGTTCTGTGCGTTTACAGTAGGATTGTCGTTGAATGAGCTGGCTGCTCCTTGTGCCTTGGTACATTCGTACTTGTAATACCCAAGACCAGTTCCTGTCATTGCACTTACTTCTCCTGTAGTTTCCTGAGTAACTGCAAAGTCTGCTGGCATATTGGCGAAGAGAAACTCCGCCACACCGCCAACACTTTCCAAACATCCGACTGTAAAGCCTGTTGTTAAATCACACATAGGCTTATGATTCTAATGTAAATTGTACAATTTCCGAAGGATATGCAATCTGCAAACCTCTCTTGTATTTTACTCGATAAAAGATTGCGTCATCTTTCTTTTCGTAGAACATATCGAATACTTCTTCGTCGTTCAACAAGTCAAATCCTAAAAAGAAATTATCGCTTGTTCCTGCAAAAAGTCTATTAGTTCCGTCAAGTCCATTTACCCCTACTAGGTCAATGTTCTTACTCGGTACTCTCATTTTGTAATCTGCATATTCTGTTGTATTTACGTGAAACAGATTTTTAGCAGCAAGCGTATCTGTGTAAGAATCAAAGAAGTCTGTACCGCAAAATATAACTTGGTTAGATGCAGTCTTTACTGCTGCTGGTCTAGCGTTCAATACATTCGCTACTATGGTGTCTGCGTTTCCACTCGCTCCACTTGTAACTGCTGTAATACCTGCGTTAGCTGCGTCTACTGTACCTGATGCTGCGTCAATAGTTTTAATTAACCCATCGTATCTATCTAACAATGCACTACCACTATCAGTATCACCTTGCCAATCACCTACCTCTTGTCTCTCCATTATGCGAGACATAATCATTTCAGCAATTTGACTCTCAAAAGTCATATCTTCTGTTTCTGCGTTTCCTGCTCTAAGAAGAATTTGCGTCCATTTAGCATTCAGGTCTTTCATACAAAAAGATGCAAAGTACTCAATAGGAGCTACTGTGATGTTTCTTGCTGTGAAAGTAATACTGCCACTTGGAGTGACTGAACACGTGCTACCGTCTTGAGGAGTAGCTATAACTGATAGAAGATGCAACGCCTCTGTTTTTTTAACTCCAGCTTGTGGCGTGAAGTACTGCGAAGACCTACTTTCAAAGTATAACCTTGATATTAATTCTTCTTTCTGTTCGTTGACGTAATCCGTCAATCCTGATACTACGAATCCCATTTTATTTTTTAATTGATTTTTGTGCTTTAATTATTGCAGCCATTCTGGATGCTTTTTGTTCTCTTGTCATTTTTGCAAATGCTGAGGGCTTTTGTGCAGTCGGCTCTTCTGTCTTAGCTAGCTCCTCTAATTGAGAACCTATACCTTGAAGTGTTTTGTTAAAGTCTGCTTTTAGAGTCTCCTCTACCTTAGCGAATGATGCTACTTGTGTTTTAAGCTCCTCATTCTCTTTAGTGATAGCCGCAAACTTTTCATCTAGCTTAAGCTCCTTAGCCCAAAGACCAAGTGCCTTACCTATAGCAGCCTGCAAGTTCTCTTCTGTGAACTCTGTGTCCACCTCTTCAGTAGTTACTATCTCAGTAACTAGTCCGCCTGCTGTGGTTATGATTGCTCCACTTGTTAGCTCGTGCGTTCCGTCTGGTGCTGATACTTCGCCCTCTTCGGTTACGATTACAATGGCTGTACCTTCTGCTAGCTCTCCGTCGTACATTACTACTGTACCGTCCACTAGAGTATCCTCCATCATTTTTTTCTCTTCCTCCTCTGAATCTAATCCAAAAGATTTAAATAGGTTAATTACCTGTTCTAATTTATTCATTTTATTAAATTTGTATGGTTGTATGTCGAAAAATCCTTCTACACTGAAGCCTTTTAAAAGTCCGTCTTTCTTTACTTTAGTCCACGCCTCGTCGTTATCTACTTTAGCAGCTATAAACCAAGTACCATCTGCTACGTTTTCAAAGCCTTTAGGTGGCAATATGCCTAGTTCCATATCTGTAATAAATGATTGGTATAGATACACCCCGTCTAATTTAAGCAGTGGGTCGTGCATCTCGTTAAACTCTGTTGTCTTTTGCTCCTTAAAGTACTTTTGTACCAGCTGATTGATGGTATCCTTCTTAAATATAGCATAGTACTCACCCCTTTCGTCTCTTCTGTAGATAGGTAAGTCTGGTATCATAGCCGCACCGACTACTATTCTTTTCTCTTCATTAAGAACCTCAAACTTCTGTGGTGCAAATGCTTGATAGTTTACACCTGTGGCAGGTGCTTCAACTAATGCAATGGCACTAAGTCCCTCTACATCGTCTGTAAGTCTATATTCAAAGAATGGTAGCATCTATACTTAGATATACTTAAATAGGGTATTATGTCTGAAATGCTATTTATAATCATTCCACGCAGTTAAAGGCTTATCTTTGTGGTATTAACGCCCGAATATGTGCCTTGTAATCCCTCAAGGATTATTACACATATTGGATGTTAAAACTTACTGCACCACTACCGCCCGCTGATATATCCCGTCCACTCCCTTAACAGTATTAGTTATATCCGTCTCCGTTACGATTACCCTAGTAGGCTCTCTATTGATGTCTACATTTGGATTGGTAAAGGCTGTAGGCTGCATTCCATTCATACCGCCCCCGCCCATAACATTGGGCTGCGTTATGTTGTTCGCCCCTCCAGCAAACTCTGTTTTTCGTATAGTTTGTATTTGTGCTAGACCAACTGCACCTGCCGATGCCGCTTTTATAAATCGCTCCCCAGGGAATAAAGATGTCTCGCCTAATGCACCCGTAACTGCTGATGCTGTCTGCATAATTGCCTGCCCTATGTTTAATGCTTTACTAATCTTAAATGCTCTTCTCTGACTTGCTTCGTCACCTTGTGCAAACGCTTGTGCTAATTGTGAAAGTGCGTTAAACATCCCAGAGGCTGCTTGTAGCTTTGCTTGTAGTATAGACCTGCTTTGTTCCTCGCTTTTCTTATCCTGCCCTACCTTTTTCTCT